TAATGATGCACCTTGTGCACGTGCTCCGTTAAACGCAGCCGCAGAATGATCAGTAGCACGAATGATGATATCAACAATATTAGGAATAGTAGTCACTCCCTTCATTCATGCTACTAGGTTGTTGCTGTTCTGGTGTGCCTAGTTTCTCTATCGCTAGCATTTGATATACGTTTGCATCCATACCGAAAGCCACGTCAGGTGTGCAATGAAAACGATCACACAGACCTAGAATGCTACGTACACGAACTAATTCATGTGGTTCTACTACTGTACTTCCATCGTCTCTTGTAGCCCCAGGGAAATCTCTCCATTGTTCGAGTTCTTCTGTAAATTTGGGTCAACTCCAGCAATAGCTTCCATCCAGCGGTTAATCAGAACCAGGACGAAATCAAACTGCTGCGTACTGACACCACTACGTGTCGCAGGAATCGGCTCGGAATTCTCATCTTCTACGTTCCAAGACACCAAGCAAGATGCGAAACGATCAATAAGTGCAGTAGCACTATTTCGTGTCTCATCGCTATCTGTGGTAGCAGTGCCATTCTTCATTGACCTAGTCGCCGTTGATACGATGTCCATAAGTTCTTCAAAATCACCAACAGACAACGACGTGCATACAACCTCAAGGCCGTCATACTCGTCATCGCCAACAAACTTAAGTCGGTAGTGCTTTGCCTTCGGCTTGAATCCCATTATGATATTTCCTCGATTAAGTTAGTTCCACGTAGGGACAGTGCCATCCGCAAGTACGCCAGGAACGGACCACGTAAGCTCACCAGCGTTAGAGCGAGTGATGGCGTAGTCAGTAAGTGCACACAGGCACGAAAGGTACGGAGTACCGCCGCTAGTTGGCTGAAGCTTCACGTTACGGTTCGGAGAGCTAGACGCTGGAATAGTGCTAAACACTGCATGCGACATGTTAGCCGCAGTGTTGAACACACCCTTAAGCGTGACGCTGAAGTCAGCAAGCAGGAGCAGACGCTCCATCGCGTACTTGTCAACGCCAGTAGTGTCCTGAACCGCGCGCGGAGTAGTGAAACTGAAGTCATTGACATCATTGCTGATAGTCTGCGCAGCAGATGCAGCATTATCAACAATTACCGTTGCGCCTAAACCACTAGTCTTTGCCATGTTGATTACCCCTTCTCTATTGTCTCAGCAAGTTTCTGCTGATTCTCTGCGAAATCTTCTACCCAGAATTCAGGATTAGTGTGCACAACTCGTGGTGTGCCTAAAGGATTTCCTCGCCAGTCACCACCATCAACAATTAATCTGTCTGGCCTACCAACACTTACTACATGAGTTGAGGATGCGAAGCATTCATTCCCTGGACCATAACTAAACTGTGTTAATCCGGAGGATAGCCTGTCTTCTGTATATCTACGTGTCTTATTATGACGAATGAAATATGCCTGCTTGCTACCTAATGCTGTTGATTCATCAATTGTAGTTACCCAGCCATTGAGGTATGCTGCACAATCGAACTCTTCACATGTAGCCGGCCGCCAGTGTGTTTCTAGGGGTGCCAGAATCCGATACGTCTTATACGCATCGGGTGTCATATTTGGCGGAATCCTGTTAAGGGACTGCCCAAGATTGAACGACATTAGAATGCCATTCCAGCAATAGAATTGCGCATAAACGCAACGCTGAAGTATGCGACAGTGAATCCACCGGTTGTGACAGCAATTGCTTGAACGTAGCGGTTGATCGTAGTTGTGTTTGCAACTACCATACGCTGAAATTGATTAGCCGTTGTTGCCTGCGTGAACGAGAACAGATCAGACCATGTCACATTGTCTGGGCTATGCTGAACCTTCACAGTAATATCCGTTCCCGTGAAGGCAGTAAGCTGGTAATACGCTTGCGCTCCATACGCCGTAGACGCTCCATTGTCAACTACGCCAGGCATAATGATGAACTGCACATCATCGACGTAGTGAAGCTCTGACGCTCCGCCCGTAGCTGCGACCTTGACGACTGCAATCCCATAGGCTGCGGTTGCCGGCGCGACAAGGGTTGAGCTGTACTGCGTCCAAGCAGACGTGCTGTCCGACGCGCCTGTGCCATAGGCGATGGAGCCTACCAACGCACCACCAGAGGTGTACCAGGCAACTCCCGTGCTCACGGTACGCACAGCGGCACCAGCGCGTTCCCACGCGGCCACCATGACTTGCTGACCCGGTACCACGGCGAAGCCCTGAGACGTCACGCTGCCGGCCGCACAGTGGCCAGCTACCATGTCACCACCTGCCGTTGACGACATGCGCAGAGATTGCGTCCCACCATGCGCCAGCGTGGCACTCTGCGCAACGCTACAGTTAGTGGTGCCTACCCAGTTAGCGATATTGGTCTCAAAGGTGCTGGCCGTGCCGATGAGTGAGTTACCACTCGTGAAGACACCGGGAGTAAGCTGAATGCCCCACTCAAGACCATACGAATTGCCAAGACAAGACGTCTTGAACGTCAAATCGCCCTTAGCACTTCGCGTTGGGTTATAGTCAACTTGCTTGCAGTTCAGGCAGGCTACTGCTCCACCTAGCGTGGTTCCCCGTAGATACGATGCAATCGTATCCGTTCGCGGAAGCGAGTTAAGCGGCGGATCTTGCGTGCCAGTCGTCACAGACATGAACGATGTGACATCAAGCTGACCATCACCCAAACCGGACAGACGAGAATGAGCGGACTGAGTAATGTCTGTGACGTCTATCGTGGCCTTAGGTGCAGACACCTTGTCTATAGCATTGATTGTTCCTGAGATGTCATAGCCACCAATCAGAAACCTATCCCCTAAGCCAGAAGTTTTAGCCATTGAGTATTCCTCCTAGCCTACGGCGTTTGTGTGAACATGTCATTGAAAATAAGCGGAATGACTGTTGTCATCACGCGGTAAACCTTACGATCAATATCTACGTATCCAGACTTGGCACTCAATGGGCTTCCGTACGCGCCCAGCAGATCCAGCATACGAAGCGTTCCGCCGAAATTGAAATCGCTCGTATATTCGTTCAATAATGTTGCTTCTGCGCTCAAGATGTTTGGGTCAATATCCTCTTCTGGCTTCTGAATGAAGCTAGAGTAGATACGTCCAGGCACCTCAACTCGGCCACTTGTAGAGCTTAGCCCGGAGGTGGGGATCGGTTCGATTGACTGGACCCAAACACAGTAATGCATCCCTGCGCCGGGCGCACTCTTGGGCTCATGCGTGTGTACAGTTTCAAAGATAGCGAGACGTTGAGCATGAGACGTTACATTAGCCATCAGCGTATCGACGGCAGCAAAGTCAAAGCTCATTATCTAATCCTTACCAGTAGTGCAGTTCATTAGCAAGTGCTCTGAATTCCTGTGCAAGCATGCTCCTAACAGACAACCTAGGCGCAGTACTAGCAACGTCCATTGCCTCAGCATCAAGCGTTTCCGCACGTGCAAGTAATGCATTCTCAAGCGGGACAAGCGAGGCATCAAGGAATCGCTTAGGTTTCTCCCGACGAATCGGATCGTTAGCAGACATATGACGTCAACCTTAAATGTTGATCTCTTCGACAGCCGGTTTGATTGCTTCCTCAGCCTTCATCACAGCTACACCTTCAAGTTCTTGCGCGACTCTTCTAAAGGTGCTATAGCCAGGGAAGCGAGTCACCGGCGTGTTTCGGCTTCCGGTTCCTTCAAGCCATGGACCGTAAATGCAGTTATCATCATTCACGGCATAAGCGTACTGGTTTACGCCGCGGATATTAATCCGTGCCTGATACGCTCCGGTAGGATGCTGCAAGACTTCGTATAGAATTGCCTGGACACGTTCTTCTGCGTACTCGGCTATGGTTCTTGCAGCAGTCCTCACACTAGAGGACAGAATCAGTTCTGCTTTACCGTTAAAGACGTTGCCGCGTGTCCTAACGGAAATGACGTCTTCAGTCATATCACACCACCCGCCTACGGGCCTTGCGGCCGAATCGACCGAGCACCTTGTCACGACTGATACCTAAGTCAGTAGTCAGCGCAGAACCGATGCCAGAGACCTTCCCAGGACCTGCACCATGTGCGCCCGTGTATCCGCCAGTCTCTTCAAGCACTTGAACGACAGACTCAGCAAGTGCAAGGTCACGAATCATGGCCGGAGGCACGTTGGTATAAATTGACGTGCCCACAGAGTGCGTGGCCGCAATGGTGCCGAAGTCTCCACGTGTGACTGTGAGCTGACGGCCGGCGTAAATAGTTGCGCTTGTGTGCGTGCTCAACGTTGTTCCGTCTGCTGCTCTATTGACACTGAGATTGTTTCCTGAAATGTCTACAATCTGCATTCGTTCGCTGTCAAGCAAAATCGTTTCATTAACGAAGAACTGTGTGCCATCTGCTACGGTAAGCACTTCATCATTATTGAGTGCCGTGCTGCAGCCGCTAATCTGAGTTTGTGCTGTACTAACCATGTTACGATCAGTCACTAGCATACGCTCAGAATCAATAGTAGCAACATCTCCGACACCAAGCAGCGAAGAATTCACCACAATTATAGTCGTACTCGTGGTGTCGCTAACGGTCTGCCCGAGAGTGCCAGCAATGGCCAGCCTAAGCCAATAGCCGTAGGTTGCCGTAATGGCAATATCTCGCTGAGGCGTAGAACCGTGCCCAAAGGCTGCGCTAGTGGAACGATCTAATTCAAGAAACGTATACGGCGGTGAGTAATTCCAAGGTCCCCAAAAAACTTGACTAGCCGGAATGGCTACTCCGCCACTAGTGACTACGGGAACGTTAACCGTAATATCTGCAATTTCACGTTCATCAAACCACAGACGCCAGGGATAGGCACGTTGAAAATTCGGCCAGTCCCAGCGCATAGTCGTATCAATGTTGTAGAAACGTCTATGGCA